CCCAGGCCCACAACCATTGAGAGAATGTCTTGTTAAAATTGAAGGTATGCTTCAAAACATTCCTAATGGTTCTATGCTGAAACCTATTCAAGCACATGACATTATGTGCCATATTGCTGATGCCGTTCTTAGTGGTGGTATTCGTCGTGCGGCTATGATTAGTCTATTTTCAGCAGATGACCATGAAATGATTGCGTGTAAATCTGGCAATTGGTGGGAAAATAATGCTCAAAGAGGAAGAGCGAATAACTCTGCCGTTTTGCTACGACATCGTGTAAAAAAACCTTTCTTTATGGATTTGTGGAGCAGAATCAAAGCCTCTGGTTCAGGGGAACCCGGAATTTACTTTAATAATGATAAAGACTGGGGAACAAACCCCTGCTGTGAAATTGCTCTACGACCCTATCAGTTCTGCAATCTTACTGAAGTAAATGCTTCAAATGTAATTGACCAAGCAGATTTAGAATCAAGAGTTTCAGCCGCCGCTTTCCTCGGAACACTTCAAGCAGGATATACTGATTTTCATTATCTTCGTGAAGTTTGGAGAAAGAATACAGAAAAAGATGCTTTACTTGGTGTTTCAATGACAGGTATTGCTTCAAATGTTGTTGAGCATTTAGATTTAGAAATGGCCGCCTATGAAGTTAAGAAAGAGAATGAGCGTGTTTCTAAGTTAATTGGAATTAATCCTGCTTCACGAACAACCTGCGTTAAACCTGCTGGAACGACATCTCTTGTTCTTGGAACATCAAGTGGCATTCATGCTTGGCATGATGATTATTATATTCGCCGTGTTCGTGTTGGTAAAAATGAAGCGATTTATTCTTATCTTTCAGAAAATCATCCTCAGTTAGTTGAAGATGAGTTCTTTAATCCTATTGAACAAGCAGTTATTAGTATTCCGCAAAAAGCCCCAGAAGGTGCAATTATGCGCCACGAATCGGTATTTGATTTGTTAGAGCGAGTTAAGAACTTTAGCATTCGTTGGGTTGGTGCAGGACATAATGATGGTTTGAATACACACAATGTTTCAGCGACAGTTTCTATTAAAGAAGACGAATGGGAATCGGTTGCCGAATGGATGTGGATTAACCGACATTATTACAACGGCCTATCTGTTCTTCCGTATGACGGCGGAACCTACAAACAGGCTCCCTTTGAAACCTGTGATAAAGAAACATTCAATGAATTAAGCAAGTCTCTTACAGAAGTTGATTTAACTCAAGTCTTGGAAACCCAAGATAATACCGACCTTTCAGGTGAATTGGCCTGTGCGGGTGGAGCGTGTGAAATCTAGGTGAGAATATGACAACGCTTTTTAATTCCTATAAGGAATGTGAAAGTGTAATTATCCAAATGTGCGATTATAATGATAATGCGATTCTTGATAAGATAATGATGGCTATTAATGTCTGTCATTCTCTTCAAGATGATAAAGAAAAAATATGGAGACTTTCTCAAACCTTTGTCAAATGTCTTTGGAATAATGATGATGCTATCCGTAAAGGGTTTCATAAATATTTTAGAGAAGAGGCAACAAAAATAAAACAAATGTTAGAATATCATGAAAAGAAATGCCCTAAACAAAACTGTAAAGTGTGTATTCATGAAAATAATATAAAAGAAAAAATGGTGAAAATGTATGAAAGAAAAAGACCCAGAGTATATTCTCAATAAGAGAAAGAATAAACGGATTGCTACTCGTTGTAGAATCTGTGGAAATCAATTGCTTTTAGCAGAAGAAATTGAAAAAGAAATGCACAATTATTGTGATAAAGATAATAAAAATATGTATGTGATGTGATTTAATGTCAAAAATTTTAATTAAAAAACCCGATGATTCGGGTGAAAGATATACAACTGAAATTACCTGTGGAACTTATCATTTCGTGGAAGCAACGATAACCCCAGATAGGTCAAAGAAAGACCCTGTTTTGGGGGGTATTGAATCCTATTGGAATCATTTGCTTTCAGCAAAGAAAATATATTCATACAATTATGGAGGCAATGGATTCGGAGCCACCTTTAACCATTTAGTTAAAATTGGTTCTTGTCCTGTTCTGCTTTCTCGTTCAGGTATTCGTTATGAGATTAATGGCAAAGTTGCTAATAAAGCAGATATTGTTTCTGCTCTGGCTCGCTTAACATACAAATCATGTTTTGAAGACAGCCCTGAAAAACTATTACTAACTCTTTATTCAACTCTAAATCTCCCTACTGATGTAAAGTATTGTTTGGAAAATCGTATTCCTTTTTTCTTTTATGATTTTACTCAAGGGCGTGATAAAATTGAAGTCCGTCTTAATTGTCAGCAGATTAGCGATAAAGAAATCGCAGTTGAAATTAGCGACGGTCTTTGGGGAACAATGTCAGTCCGAGAACTAAATACTTTCTGTAATTTCTATCTTCATGGAAAGAAAGTAGGTTCTTGGGTCAATATTAGCCCAGATGAACTTTATTATCGTTTAATGGATGAAGAGGGTTCGGAATCAAGCATGAAGGTAATGAGGGCTTTTCTTGCCCAAAACCGAACGCAGGATATTGTTGAACAACGAGCAATTGAATTGGTTCAAGAACTTCTCAGACAATACCCTGATAGGCTCAAGGCTTCCTTTGATGTGGATGGCAACCTCTATTCTCTTTATGTGAAAGGTCAAGATTATGATTGGAAACTTACAGACACAAAGTTTAAGTCGGAAATACAAATGGTTTCAACTTATGTTTGGCAACCAGTCTCAAAAAGTGAGTTAGAAGACATGGATTGGAGAGGCCCAATCTGTATTGACAATATGGCAAAGGGTTCTTCACTTGGCGACCAATTCGCCGCAAGAGCGTTAGCCTTATTAAATGACTCTTTTACTATACAAATTGTAAGCACCATCCGACGCTATCTTGTCGGTAATAAAAATGAAAATAGGTTTGATTTTAATGAAATTGAAATGTGAAGAATGCGGAAGCCGAAACAACGAATTTGATGAGTCTCTCGGAGAAACCGTCTGTTCGGAGTGTGGGCTTGTTCTTGATGTTGAAATCTTTGAACAAACCACTTTGGGAATCAAAGGAGGAGAAGCCTCCCATACTGCTAACTTAGATTTGTTCAATCGTGGTCTGGGTTCATCTATTGGAGGAGACTTGAAAACATTAAAGTCTCCAACAGTTAGAAAGACAGTTAATTCTGTTTTACCTCCGCATATTATGGAAGGTTTGCATAACTGTAATATGGTCTTTGCTCCATTTAGTCATCTCTTGAATCAAGAAGAAATGCATAAACTGTATCTTGAATTATTCAATAAAGGTATCTTTTCAACTAGCGACACTTATGAAACAAGAGCAGTATCTATTGTTTATTTCATGTTATTGAATCAAGGCGTTCCTCATACCTATGAAGAAGTGGCTTTAGATTTATCTTCAGAGATACCAAAAGCAAAAAAGGTTATCAAGAAAGTAAAGAAACATTTGGGCTTTAGGCCCATTCGTGAGAATTACTACTTCCTTTTAGACAGAGTGCTTTCTAAGTTAAATGCTGGAAATGACTTCAACAAAGAAGCGGCCAAGACAATGGAATATTTTGAATCTATTCTTGAGGCAAACGATTTTAATAAATCGGTTATACACTATGAGTGTATTTGTTGGATTACTGCAAATGTGATTCTTTCACACACAGAAATTACACAAAAATACATTTGTGAAAAAACAAATAGAAAAAGAGATAGTTTAATGAAAAACACTAAAACCCTATTATCCTATCTTAATCTGACGAAAGTCAAAGAAATACGGGGGAAAAAATTATGGTAAGAACTAAAAACAACAAATTGGAAGTATATCATGCTATTACGAAGTGCGATAAATGTGGAACAGATATGAGCCGTCAAGAGGCGAGGCTTTGGGTAAATGATGGAGAAGTGTATGCTATGCACCAAAATTGTTTTCCAAGAAAAGTCCGTATTGAACGAGGATATATTGAGGTGAAACAATGACATTTATTAGAGAATGGAATAATATAGCGAAAAAGGTCTACAAGAACGCTGTTAATCATGGCTTTTGGAAAGAAGAACCGAATGATGGTGAACGCATGGCTTTGATTCATGCGGAAATTAGCGAAGCACTTGAGGCGTTGCGTGATGGAAACCCATCATCTTCAAAGATTATGGAGTTTAGTAATCTTGAAGAAGAATTAGCCGATGCAGTAATTCGCATTATGGATTATGCTTTCGGAAAAGATTTAGATATTGCAGGAGCAATTCTAGCAAAAATGGAATATAATGAAAGCCGTGAATTTATGCATGGCAAAACTTTTTGAGGTGAATAAGATGAGAGAAGATAAATTAATAACAGGTTTTACTTGTATTTGCCTTGGTGATGTGCCTTTTGGTCATTGTCCAACGGTGGTTCAATGGAAACCAACAGATAAAACAGCAGAATGTCTTGAGTGTCAGCGAGTCTGGGATTTAGAAGCAATTAGATATACAAAAGAAATGGGAGGATGGGATTAATGAGAAAAATATTAGTGATTGGAGCAGGTGGAATTGGAAGTTTTCTAATTCCTCTTTTAGATAAAGTTGGTCTTTATGATATTAAAGTTGCTGACCCTGATTCAGTAGAGGAAAAGAATATACCTTATCAAAATTTTGATAAGGAACATATCGGAAAGAATAAAGCCGTAGTTATGGAAAAATCTTATGAATCAATCAATCATGGGACTCAATATCCTATTTTAACCAAGAAGCAGATGCAAGGCTATGACCTTGTGATTTGTTGTGTTGATAACTTGAGCGTGAGGCGAACCTTATACAACACAAGTCTTAAATGGTTAGACCTGCGAGCGCAAGGCAGAAATGCCGCCCTTGTGTCGCACAAGGCCGACCCCAAAATGTATGATATGCTTTTAGCAGGTGAAGAAGGTTCTTTCAGTTGCCAAGGGGATTCATGGGATGGAACAAATAAAGGAGTTCATTTTATGCAAGTCGCAATCGCTGGATTAGGCGCACAATGGACGCAAAGGTTCTTCAACGGAGAAGAAGTAAAAGAATACACCGTATTAAATATGTAAGGAGGAATAAATATGCCAAAATATACCGCAGAAGAAATAGCCACGCTTGTTGTAATGAGAAGTGCAGGTAATACCTATCAAGAGATTAGTGATGTAATTTTCCAAAAGTTTGGAAACAGTCGCAAACCTAATCCCTTGCGAGTGAAATATGAGTCTATTGTTTCAACAAAAGACTCGGTAAAGGACAAGATTACGAAGAATCTAAAAGTTCAGACTATCAGTAGTGAAAAGAACTGGCGTGGTGAAAATGCTACCCGTCGCCAATTGAGAACATTAGCGGCTCTTTCTTCTCCTGAATCTTCTCTTTCAGAAAGAATGATTTTAGCAGATTCCTTTGAACAGAAAGGGATGACTAAAGGTGAAGCCTCTGACCTTATTCAATTGAATATGAATAAAGAAGAGCCTAAGGAAGAAAAACCAAAGCAAGTAGTTTTGACACCTAAAAAACCAAAACAAAACAAGAAAAAGAGACACTACGGGCGTTGGACTCCTGCACAAAAGATTCTTTTGTTTCAACTTAGAAGTTCTGATAAGAAATGGAACGAAATTGCTGAAGTTTTAGGTAGAACCGAAAAGGCTTGTGTTCTCAAGAGAAGTGAAATGCAAAAAATGGGTGTTTGGGATGAGATGAAACAGGCTCAAAAGAAGGCTAAAACTGAGAAGTATGACCAATCTATACCCGAACCAACTGCAATTGAAGCATTCGTTGAAAAGCATGGAAATCCACGCACTCGCCACATTTCAAAGGACGAGAAGGAAATGCTTCTCAAGATTGATGAGAAGTTGAGTAAGCAAATTGAAAGGGAACTTGAAGAGTCTTATGAGCCTTCTTGGAGTCATTCTCAAGATATGCAAATCTTGGTTAATTTCTATGAAATGTCCATTGATGAAGTTAGAGATGCATTTGCACGACCTTACTGGGTTGTTGCTCAAAGACTTGAAATGCTTTTTGATTCTTCAGAACCAGAGCATATTGCTATGCTTGTGGAGGCTTCGGACATCGTTATGAAGCGGAAGAGTCCACGAACCGAGAAGCCCCAAAAGCCTTCACGAAAGGAACGCAGGGCGGCGAAAAAGGCCAATAAGCGAGCCGCTAAGGTTGCTCGCCTTGAGGCTAAACTGGAACAAAAATTGAACCGACTACGAGGTGAATAAACATGGGAAGAATTAAAGATAAAATGATAAAAGACAATAATGAAGATAATGATGATGGTTATATTCATCATCAAATTGAACAAGCAGAATTGGAGTATTTCCGACAAAAAGCGATTGAAGACATCAAGAACCACTTTGAGATTCTTTTGGCTGAGCAACTTAGTTCTTGCGCTGGCTCAAGAGAAAAACTAGAAGGTGCTGCTATGCATCATTTAGAATTTCATGCAACTATTTGGAAGGCTTCAACAGAAACATTACCTCATCTTGAAGTGCAGGTTGTAATTGATGGAAAGAACAATTGTTTCGTTTCTACCGGAAGTGCGGGCTATGTTGATTTCTTTCAACCACCAATCGGTATGACTCTTCCTATTCGTTGTTGGATTCATACTCATCCATTTGGGGCCGCATATTTTAGTGGAACCGATATTCGGACTGTTTCTATTTGGGAACAAAATATGGAATGTGCTTATGTTCTTGGTGGAGACGGGCATTATGGCTTTTGGCAAAACAGTTTTAGTCCTAAGGCATTGGAAATTTATATGAACCATGAACCAGTTAAAATGCAAAAATGGGGTGAAGAAGAATGAGGAAAACAATTTCAACAGGACAAAAATTTAAGTCAATTAAAAGCGGATTAGATACTGCGGCAAAATATTCAGATAGGCCGAATCATTACTATGAGTCTATGCCTTTGACGAAAAGGGCGGAACGCCATGCTAATAATCACCCTAATGATAAGAATGAACAAAAAACAGAAAAGGGCATTCAATGGGCTAAATCAAAGAAGACTGAGCGAGATAAGAAACTAAATGATTTTTACAAAACTCATGTTTATACATGGATTTCTCACGAAAGACGAGCATGGGTCGCTATTCCTCCAATGGAGGATGAGGAAGAATGAGAGCCATTGGTGAATATGTTTTAATTTCTGTTCCTCCTACTTTGGTAGGAGCAATTCAAATTAGAAATGATGGGTTTGGCTTGTGTGTTTCTGCACCGAGTATGCCCGATATTGAAGGAAAGAAGGTTATGTTTGATTCAGACCAAAAATATCACGAACATGAAGATATGATTATTATTCATAAGAATTATCTTCTGCTTTGTTTGGAGGAAGAATAATGATTATTAAAGGAAAGGAAGTAAAAGAAAAACTACTACAAGGAATTAACTTGGTTGCTGATACGGTTAAACCGACTTTAGGGCCACAAGCAAAAACAGTTATTTTACAGGGTAATCCACCTGTTGTCATTAATGACGGCGTAACAATTACAAGATATGTTTCTCATGAAGACCCTTATGTTCAAATGGGAGTTCAATTAGTTCAAAATCTAGCAAGTAAAGCCCAAGAAGGTTCAGGTGATGGAACTACAACGGCTTGTATTCTTGCACAGGCTTTTTGTAATGAATTGATTAACAATGAAGATAACATGACAGCACATGACTTTAATCTATTAATGGAGAGTCTTCGCCAGCAGACAATTGATTTCTTGGATAGTATCTCAACTAAGGTTGAAAATTCAGATATTCTGAGTGTTGCTACGATTGCGGCAAATAATGATGCTTCTTTAGGTTCTTTGATTCAAGAAGCATTTAATACAGTTGGTCGTGATGGTGTTATTACTGTTGAAGAGTCTAACAACTATACCACAAAATTGATTCTCCGAGAAGGAATGGAAGTTCCTGAAGGATATATCAGTCATTTGATGTGTAATACTGAAAGTGGTAAGGTTGAATTTGAAAATCCTTTGATTTTCTTATCAAACATTCCTTTCCGTTCTTTCAAGGATTTATTGCCGATGCTTGAGTATTCTTCCCAGAATGGAAGACCTCTCTTGCTTCTATGTAAAGGCATGGAAAGTTCAGCGTTAAACAATCTATTGATGAACTTAATCAACAAAACAGTAGAATGTGCGGCTATTCTTGCACCTAACTTTGGTGATGCACAGATTGATGAACTGTCTGATATTCAGGCTATTATCGGCGGCAAGGTATTTAATCACGAAAGCAAAGATAATCCTCAACAGTTTGTTGTCTCTGATTTTGGGACTTGTGAAAGAGTTATTATCAGTAAAGAAAACACCACATTTATTGGCGGTGAGGGGAATGCTGATGAGAGAATAAAAACTCTTAAAGGAACTCTTCAAGAAATGAAAGGACATGATGCGGCAAGAATTAAATCTCGTATTACTCGTCTAAAAGGAGGAGTCGCTACAATTAAAGTTGGTGCTTCTTCATCTATTGAAATGCGAGAAAAGAAAGAACGGCTTGATGATGCTCTAAATGCTACAAAAGCGGCACTTGAAGAAGGTATTGTTGTTGGTGGCGGTATTCCTTTTGTTCGTCTTGCTCATGCACTTGAAGCACCGGAATGGTTTAGAAAGTCTGTTGTAAAGCCTTATCGTGTTCTTTTGGATAATGCCAACTATACTGAACAAACAAGGGTTGTTGGTTTTGAGATTGAAAAGACAATTGACGGAACAAATCCTAATTGGGGATTCAATGCAGTTTCATGCCAGCATGAAGATTTAGCAGAAGCAGGGGTCTTTGACCCTGTAAAGGTTTCTAAGAACAGTTTCTTAGCGGCATTATCAATTGCTCAGTTGTTCTATTCAACAGATGTTGCAGTATTGGTGGAGGAATGAATATGGACACTCTGATAGCCGTAATTAATGATGCTATGTCCATTATTTCAAAAATGGGAAGGCCGGATGTTTCCAAGATTCTTCAAGAAAGAGTCAATAAAATCATGGGGTGGACTGATTGAAGAAAACAATTACAGTTGTTTTACCAGCACCACATAAGGCTCAAATTAGATGCCCAATTTGTGAAGGAAATAAATGTAGAGTCTGCAAATTTACAGGTTCATTAAAGATAGATGTGGAACCAAAGATTCCTATTCAAAGAGCACATATCATTAAATATATTGCTGAGAATATCCAGACAGTAGCAAACGAATTAACTAAAAAATATGGATTAAATCCTGAAGTTAATACTATTGAAGTGCTAGAGATGAATGACGGGCAATATGAAGTTGTCCAAATATCTTCTCTTGGTGGTGTTTGTTGGATTGTTAATCGTCTTGATGAATTAGATACGCCAAGATACTTTACATCAAAGCAGGAACTAGAAAGATTCAAACAGGGGTGGATGAATTGACCGAAGATGTTGTTATACATCACACACAATGCTGTGGTTCAGTTGTATTCATCTATACTGATTATAGAGAGGACGGAGAACTATTAATTCCCATTTGTTTCAAATGTAAACAAAGAGTCTCATTAGAAGGTGAAGTAGTTGACAGATGAATTAGAAGTAAAAGGAACAATTGTTCGTAATGCAAACCAAGATTGTAAAATTAAGATGGGTAAGTATTGGAACATAGAAGTAGTGGACATTCGTTGGTATAACAGCGATAAACCTACAAACAAAGGCATACGCCTAAATAAAGAAGAAGCAAAAACATTATTAGATATATTAAGGAGGGAACTCAATGACGGAGAGAACTAAGATAAGTGAACTACAAGCGAAGAAAGCAGTAAGAAAAGCCAACCCTGAAAGACAATGGGGCAATTCTCATGGTCAATCTCTAACAAAGTTTAGAGCGAAGGCTGGAGAATTGGTAGATTTATTTGCTTTATATATTGAACAAAGAATGCCTTTGCCTCCCAATACTGGAAGAGGTTGCCGTGTTCAATTACCTCATGTTGAAATGGCATTTGGAAGAATGTATCAGGCTATGAGACAATTTATGGATGAAGAAGCAAATACAAAGAAAGGAGAGGAAGAAGAATGAATGAACTATATAATACAACCGTTGATGATACCGCATTTGAAGAATGGGCAAAAGAAACGAAGGGCTTAATTCCTAATGAATTAAACCTTGACCACTTTAACCAAGGGTATGCTGAATTGGCTGATGGTGCAAATTATTTAGCGAGAGCCAGTTTTGTTTGTTATTGGGAAATCTCAATGAACAATAGTCTTGCTAGGTTAGCACCAGCAATTACTCAAGCAACGCTTATTCACATGATGCATCGTTTTATTGAACAAGGGCAAATTGAAGAGGCGCAAGTAGTTGAACAACTTATGATTAATTTCTTGCGCCTTCTTCAAGCATTAGGCGGTGCAAATAATGAAGAAGAGTGAATGGAACTATCTGGCGAAAGCCATGTGGGAATATTCAGAAAAACACGAAGGTAAAATCAGTCGCCTTCTAAAAGAACTGATAAGATTAATACACAACAATATGGAGATGATTGAAAATGACATGGGAAAATATGAGCAGAATGCTGCAAGCAACAGACCAATTGACACCGACTCAACAGATAAGTCGGATTTCACGGGACTTGGAAACATTCACGACGGAGAAGAGTAGTCCTTCTTTGGTTTTGCAGATTCTTGATAAAGATAAACTTGAAGCAAATAGTCTTGGATTAACCAAGGCGAAGAAATGGATGGCTAAGATTTTTGGTATCTTTGATGATGAAATTGATGGATTGATGTATGCTCACGATGATTTGGGCGAAGCAATCTATCATCTTGATTCATCGGCAGAAAAGCGAAGAAACTTTTCTGTTCAATATATTTATAGACTACTGAACATGAACTGTGGAAAGATTGATTCTAATGAGTTTGAAATGATTGAAGAATCAATTTTGGCTATGTCTGCAAACGCACGACGCTGGTTCATTCGGTATATGCTTAGAACACCACGAAACGGAATTAATGAAGGAACAGTTGCGAAGATTATCGCCAAGCACTACAATAAGAAGCAAGCAGATGTGAAGAAACATTTGAACTTCAATTCTGTTGAGGTAGTTTGTTATCACTACAATGCTGGTTCTAATCCTCCATGTAATCTAACCTATGGAAAATTCATTAAACCAATGTTAGCGAAGGAAGTTCCGATGAATAAATGGCCGACTGATTTTGTAGTTGATTACAAATACGATGGAAACAGATACCAAATTCATATTGATGGCGACAAAACTATGATTTTTAATCGTAAGGGTAAAATCGTAACCCACCAATTCCCCGATGTTGTTGAATTGATTCAAGCCTATGATATTGAAAACGCTATTCTTGATGGTGAAATCTATCCTATCTTGGAAAATGGCTCACCCGCACCTCATAAAACAATGGGAACGAGAGTTCATTCAAAGAATGTTCAAGAGGCTATGGAACGAGTCAAAGTTGAATGGGTTATTTTTGACTGTCTCATGCTGAACAATGAAACAGTCATGGATTTATCATATACGGAACGCCTAGAGAAGATGAAAGACTTGCCGAATCAAGCACACCGAATCTCCGAAGGAGACATTATGGCCTTTTATCACGATGCAATCAACGAAGGGTTTGAAGGAATCATCGTTAAAGATGCAAGCCAACCTTATCAATCAGGAAAACGCTCCGTTTTCTGGGCTAAATATAAACCTCCGCAGATTAACCTTGATGTTGTTATCCTCTCCTCAAAATACGGGGAAGGTAAGCGGTCAAATGTTTTCGGCACTTACGAGTTAGGCGTGAAGGCTGATAATGGTTTTCATAGCGTTGGTTGGTGTGGAACAGGCTTCTCGGATAGCGATTTAATCAACCTCACCAATACGCTACGGCGTAATGTTGAGTCCTTTGACAACGGGCGATTCTTTGTTTCGCCTGTTGTTATTCTTGAAGTTAAGGCTGATTTGGTCAGCCGTGATGAAAAAGGCAACTTGGGTCTAAGGTTCCCAAGATGTGTCCGTATTCGTGATGATAAGTTCGTTGCTGATATAAATACCTTAAATGATGTGGAGAGATTAGAATGAAATGGAAAGATTTAACTGGTGAAGAACAAGAAGAGTTGCTAAATGGTATGCGAGAAGCATGGCCCCGTTTTAAAAACGACCATCCTCGGCAAAAGAATAGCCCCGATTACAATACTTGGAGAGAACCCGACTTCATGGATTTCGTTGCCAAAATGAATAGAGGTCTTTTGTATTCTTGGTTTGAATTTGAAAAAGAATACAGTAAAGCCCGATTTAAAGAAATGGCAAAGGAAATAGAAATTTTCTTGGAGACATATAAACTAAGCCAACCAGTAGCGGCAGAATTTATTATTGAGGTATTAAATAAACCTTCTCATTTTGAAGCGGCCCAACAAATAATTAATGATGTATTGTTTGCGTTTCCACCTGCTAATTGGCCTATTAATAGGGGTGATGAGTAATGAGTAAATCAGAAGCAAATGCTAAAGTAAATTATATTGCAGACTATACTGGTAAAGTTAGAAAAATTTCAGACATGAGTTTGAAACAGGTAAATACTCATTTATCCCATATTTCTAGAAAAACTAAATGGAATAGTAAAGTGCTTATTTATTTGTATGAACGAAGGTCGCAACTTCTTGGCTCTGATAAACCAGAACCAAGAAAGAATCAACGCAAGATAGCGGAATGGGCCGGTATTAAAATACTACCTAAAGACGCAAAACCCGAAAATGAACAAAGATACAAACAGTTAATTTTGTTGTGTCTTTCTATGTTTGATAACGATACTGCTGACCTTCCCGTAATTGAAGCAATTCTAAGGCAGGTGATGGATGAATGATTACTCAAGGCGATATGACAATTATTGGAACGACAACATACCGTTGTTTGAAAATTGAAGAAGGTATGGCTCACTTAAAGAATATTCTGCATGAACAGGGCAGACCAAAGATTGTTGAGCAGAAATACTGCCCCTATATTTTAAATGGAGAACTTATTGTTCCTGAAAAACCAAAACCAAAACCAATACCCAGAGTTACGAAATTAAATATAACTCAACTTATTAAGGAAACGACTGATTTAACAGTATCTAACGATGCAAAGTATTTCATTAGCGAGTGGGTTGAAACTGCTATTGCTAACTTGGTAAGCAACGCCGAGGAAAATGCTTTAATGATGGGACACTCTCGCTTAACTGCCGCCCACTTCTTTTGGCTTGAAACAAATACTGCTCCTAACGGATATTGGCCTGAAAATAAAGAATACATGGAAGAGAGTGAATAAAATGGTCAATGACCCTACACTACGAGAACTGGTCAATAAGTATGACCATGTTTTTAATTTTAATTTTCTTGTGTATGGTGATTTAAAAGACGAAGAAGTAGGTCTTTTAACTAAGGGATTAATTGTGATGATTTCAAGTCAATTAACAACAGCGCAACATGGAGAAGCAGTATTATTGTTTGACTCAATATCTGAAGAAACGGCTGTTCTTCATGGGACATTTCAAGGAACTAGTTTGAATGTTATTTACGCTAGTTCAGTAATCGTTGAAGAAAAGATTTTGAATTTAGTTGAAGCAACTATTTTGGATGGTTTATCGTTTTTGAGATACAAGGCAGACTTTCAAGGAATGACAAGGAGCGTTTCCTATGTATAGTAAGGATATGCTTATTGGTATTCTCCTTAGTCTTTCTAAAATGGACTTTACTTTAGAACGAAGCCCTGCATCAAAAATGGGTTATATCGTAAGACTTTCATTATCAATAAGAGGAGATGAAAAATTTCTTCTTGGGGTAAAAAGAAGTCTTTTACAACATGAAATAACTTCTTCTTACAAAGAAAAAGAAAGTAAAACAAGACCAAGGCCTATTCTTAAGATAGGCGGCATAAAGAATCTATACAAGATAGTTGAAATGACACCGAATCTTCCAGATGCAAAAAATGAATGGACGGTATTTAGAGAAGTGGTGAATTTGGTTTCTTACGGAGAACACCGTAATGCAGAAGGATTAGAAAGAATATTTGAATTAAAAGGGGTAATTTAATGGGATTAACCAATTACAATAAAGAAAGACCAATACTACTTACAGGAAAACACGGAACAGGTAAATCAACAAAAGCCAAGACCTTTGTAAATGACCCTGTGATAATGTATGCAAATGACATTGATTTTGATGTAGGTTCCTTTCCAATTGAAAGGGGAATTATCATTGAAGATGTTCATTATAAGCCAGACAAAGAAGCGATTCTTGATATACTTCGCAGATTCAATGGTCAGATAGTTTTAACTTCTATTGACCAAAAATCCGTTCCAAAGAATATTGTAGCGATGTGTAAAATCAAAAGAGCCGGTAAAACCAACTTTCTATCTGAAAAATGTTCCAAGGTTGCTCCCAACTCCGAGCCTCCCTTTTCTTACGAGAGAGACACTTATTCTCTTTGTTATGAGTATTTGAAAGAGAGCAATCGTGATTTGATTAAAGACTTGCTTTTGTTCAATAAGCCAGCCGATACCCAGATTTTATCTTGGCTGTCGGAAAATATGCACCCAAACAGGCTAATTTTTGTAGATGGTGTGGTTAAAAGGCGTTGGAGTCAGCGATATTTCTATGAAATGTTAGCATATTCCCATCAAGGAAACATGGCAGGTCGGCTAAATATGCCAAGAAGGAGACAGTATTCTAAAATACCGTTTCTTTCTCGCAAACTGGGTGTTAAAAACCCTGTTATACTGAATCAGTTATTAAAAGACCCAGAATTTAAAGAATGGGCAAAGAAAAAACTAACACACGCAGAGTGCCGACTTCTTAAAATCGGTGAAAAAAGAAAAAGAAAGAAAACAGACCCAATAAGGGTTGAACAAAAATCTTTGGGGGATTATTTTTGAAGCCTACCTGTAAAATGTATGAATGTCCTAATTGTTATACTGTAAGGATAGCATACACCAAAACATATTGTATGATTTGTAGAAGGTATTCCCATAAAGTAAAAATGCATGTAAAAGAATACATATTTTAAAGGAGAGATATAAATGCTATGGACAGAAAAATATAGACCAAAAACAATTAAAGAATTAAAAGGACAAGAACATTTTGTCATGGATGCTAGAAGTTGGATTGAAGAAAAAGATGTTCCTAATCTTCTATTATACGGAAATCCTGGAACTGGTAAAACAGGAGCAGGAATGGTTATAGCAAGAGAAGTATTAGGTGATAATTTCAATGATAACTTTATTGAAGTAAATGCTTCAGATGATAGGCGTTTAGAAACTGTGCGAACTACTATCAAGAATTATGCTCAAAGCGGAACTATCGGTGATGTTCCGTTTAGAATGATGCTTCTTGATGAGATGGATGGTATGACTACTGATGCCCAAAATGCTTTGAAGAGAATCATGGAGAGATATTCAAGCAATATTCGTTTTATCATTACTTGTAATGATAGAAATAAAATCATATTTGCGCTTCAAAGCAGGTGTGCAAACTATCATTTCAAACCTCTATCTAATGAGGTCATGCTTGATGTATTACAATCAATTCTTAAGCGTGAAGAAATAACCCGATTTACCGCAGACGAGATGAAGCCCTTTATATACTCTCTTCACGGTGATTTAAGACGAGGGATAACCGAACTGCAAGCGGCTAAAGCAAGCAATTCCCCTCTATCAAAACAACTTGAAATCGGTTTGACTGAATATAACGAATTGTTAATTTTAATCACAAATAAAAATGCAAATGCTCTCAGCAAAGTTCACGATTTCTTGTATGATGGTAAGTCAGTAAGAGATATTTGTATTGGTTTGCACGACGCAGTTATTAATGCAGAAAATCTGGATTCAACAACGAAATTTAAATTCCTACGGACATTAGGCGAAAGCGAATGGCGTTCTAACACAATGACCCCGAAAGTGTTGGTATCATGGATGATGGGTCAATTACTATAAAAAAAACAAAAAAAAGGTGAAAAAAAATGGATATGAAAAACCAAATTGAAGAAGGCGCAAAGGTCATTGGCTTGAGCGTTGAAGAAGCGACGAACAAATTGGAAGAGATTTGTTCTGAAAACGGCATTGAAACAACAAACCCTATCGCATTGGGTCTTTGGAGAAACTTTGTCGCAAATACCCGACGAGCGCAAAAGTCTGGTGATGAGGCAAAAACAAATGATTCTTTCTACAAGAGTGCATTTGGATTCTTTGTTTCTCTTGATGCACCGAGAGATATGATGAGTTGGAACCGAAATCAAGCAAAAGAAGAATATCTTCGTGATGCTGATAATGCTCTTGAAAAGGGGATTGTAGCAGTAGCAACAGAAAACGCTCTTGGTAAATTCACAGTTTCCCGATTCTTTAAGGGAACCTATGAAGAAAAGATTGTTTCAAAGTTGCCTGACGGTGCAGAAACTCTTGAAGATGGAAGAGTCTATATTCCTCTTGATTCAACAGAAACTTACATGAATGGTGGAAAGAACGATGCTTTCGGAAAGCCACTTCCAAAGGAACAGTTCCGCCGAACTGGTATTTTCTTTGGTCAAATAGGAAATGGTGAAATGAAATCATATTTCTTTTCTTACAAGAATCAAGGTGGAGTTGATTTTGCACCAAACACTTTTGAATGGTGTCATTTCTTGTGTGTTCTTTCAAATGATGAAACCTCTCTTTACGGTGCAAAAGATTTGACTTTTAGTAGTCTTACTATGAATGCTGAAATGGAGAAGGAAAATGATTTGTATCGTGATATGGATTCATTTGACTTTGAAAGTTGCTTGCGAGATAACTTTGAAAAGCATCTTTATCCACTTGTTGAAATGGAAAGAGCGCATATTGAGATGCAATCACAGGCTTCAAGAGAGCGTTTCGTCATTACTGATGGAACGGTGTGCAATATGAACATGACTCCAACAAAGAACGGAAACCGAATTATCAACTTAACAGACTTGAATGCTGAAATCTCTTATGATGATGATGCAATCACTACCTGTTGGATTCCTGAGCATTTGACTCTTGATTTCGGTATTGGTTCTTCTGTAATCGTTGTTGGCCGAACAAGCCAACGAACAACTGATGAAGGGGTTGAACCAATCACTATCAATGTAGCAGGTCTATATTGTGTGATTCGTCATGGTTCTGCTGTTGAAGTTGCTCAACCTGTTGAAGAGGACTTTGACTGGTTTTGATTGAGTTAGACTCAATTGTGTAGCCGTTGGCGTTAATGACGGTCAAAAAGGTGCGAAGCCTTTCCCTTTGGAGGGAAAAATATGGAAAATTTATACAATAAAAGATATTTAATTAAAAGTAATAGTTATATGATTGATTTATTCAATGTTGATTTTATTACTTGGAAAGAAAACGAAAATGAGACAGGAACCTATTGGGTTAAACTTCACATTGGAACGAAGGAAGCCCGATATGTCTGTTCGTCTTTAGAAGAACTACATGATTTGATTAAATCATGGACTCGTCTAAGGGGAGAAGAAATTGAAATTGAAGAGGAAGACTTAATTTGGTGATAATATGGGATTAACTAGTGGAAAAAAGATTGAAGTTGATGAAGGAATGGTGAACAACGCAAGAGTTGTTGCATTCAAGAATAAGTTAGCAAAGCAAACAGAAGGAAGACTGGCTAGAAATAATCGTCTTATCTGTGGTATTTGGGGAGAACCAAAAACTGTTAAAAGCGGTTTGGCTCTTGATTTTCCAGATAAGCAAATTTATGTTCTTGACTGGGATGATGGTTGCGAACCAACATGGCGACAAAACCATGAAATGACCGACAGGATTACTCTTTGGAATCCCGAAGTGCGAAACAAAAACGGTGAATTAGATATTCAAAAGTCGGAAGCAAATTCCGAAGATTTTGTTTTGTTTGTAAAGTCAAAGATTGAAGAGGGTGAAGATGTTCTTTTTGTTTTTGATGGTGTGGATAAATGGCTTGATTGTTGCACTTTGCATGTGACGGGCTCTTCAAAAATTGGAAAGCCACAAAAGATGAAGTTTGAATGGGGTAAGAGAAATGCTCCCTTTTATTCTCTTTTGATGATGTGTAAGAACCTTAACTGCGACCAAATCTACATTACTCATTCAAAGGCTGATTATGGAGCAACCGGAGAAGTAGTCGGTTCTAAACCAAATTGGCATAACTGGGGAGACTATCTGCATCAAATCATTTCAACCCGAAGAACCCGCAAAAAGAACGATGTTGTGTATAAGGCTGAATTACTCAGCAGTAAAACCAATACGGCTCTTGTAGGAAAGTCTTGGGAATCATTGACCGTTGGTGGCGGAAATGTTTCTTGGGACGGTATTCCTGAAATGCGGGAGGGAAAGATTTGAAATTTACAATAGATAGTGAACAATTAGAAAAAGCATTAACCAAAGTTCAAATGAAAGGAAAAGGTATTAGTGGAAGCGGATTCGGGAATACGAATCTTGGAAACTATGCTTCTCTATATTTGGAAGGTAATGTTCTTTCTATTTGGAACGGCAATAATACTGTTGCCGTTAAATTAAATTTGACAGTTGAAGGTGAAGAAGATGGTATTGTCGTCATTGATACTACGAAAGTTGCTCCGTATCTTAAATCATTCAAGGATGAAGTAAAGTTTGTAGTTGGAGATTTTATTCAATTGACTACGGAAAACAGAAAAGCATCTATTCCTTTGGTGGTTCGCCATCCTCAAGGAGATTCCATTCTAAGAATGCGTGGTCTATTGAATCATGTAAGTTATGAGGTTCAACCTCAAATGCTTTTTACTTTTGGTAAATCAAAGTTTGAAGCAGGTATTAGTCTTACGCAAAACCAATTGCTAAAAGCAATCAAGAATTGTGAGTTGGTAAAAACGGGAGTATATAAATTCAATTACCATGAACAGATTCTTTCAGTATCATCAAGAGATGGAACGAGCAACAAATACGAAGAAACCGTTTCTCCTGTATTTCAATTAGGGGAATCAGCAACCGTTGAATTTAGCGGGCCTTTGTATTCTTTGTTTGAGAAAGAACAAATGGTAAATGTTTATTTGAAAGATGACTTCCCTATTCTTATGGTAGCGGAAGATAGAATGTTAGTGAAAGCACCACAAATTAACGGGTGATAATAATGATTGTTAATAAAATGAATGATGGAATGAGAATATACAAAGCATGGAGAGAGAACGATGAAAGAAAGTATGAAATGGTTAATTTCAGACCATATTTCTTTGTGGATGAAGAGGCTACTGAATTTCCTAGTTATTCGCCAAGTAAATATATCACTAGGGATTTTGAGTATCTTCGTGGCAACTGGACTAATCTTGAAGGAAAGCCATTAAAGAAAGTCTTTGTTGAGAATGCAAACGATATTCGTAATGCAAAGAAGATGTGGAATGAAACCTATGAAGCAGATGTTCCTTTGCATTTTCGGTATTGTGTTGATGAGTTAGATGAAATGCCCGAATATAAACTGCGTAAGTGGTATTGGGATATGGAATGGCAACAGGGTGGAGAATACCACGATAAGATTACTACTATTGTAATGTATGATAATTACGATAAGGAATACTATCAATGGGTTTGGTTCCCCGACCAAGAACCCTATGATGGCTTCAAAGCCTCCACCGATAAAGCACAGCATCTATCGGTCTTTAATACAGAAAAAGAAATGCTTGAGTCTTTTATGACTACAATGATTGTAAAAGACCCAGATATGTTAATTGCTTGGTTTGGTCATTTTGCTGATTTACCGAAGTTATTTGAACGGGCGTGTGCCGTGGGTCTTGACCCCCGCATCATCTCTCCAATTGGCTCCGTTAAGGGCGTTAAGAAGGTCAAGGATGGCTTTTCTTTCGCTTATGGTGAAAGTGGATTCTCGCCCATTGAACAGCCCATAGGGGGCCGCATAACCCTCTCGTTAGACCTTGCTTTTGAAAGACAATGGAATGACAGCCAAAGAGGAACATTACCTTCTTTATCACTTGATTACATCGGAGAGACTGTTCTTAACAAAAAGAAATTGGTTTCTGAGAAGTTTCCAGACGCTAACGAATTTTATCGTAAGGCTTGGTTAGAAGATACAGCAACTTATCTTAAGTATGCTTTGAGAGATGTTGAATTGATGGTTGAGATTGATGAAAAGAATTTTTGTAGTGAGGCGATTCTTTCACTTCAAAGGTTATTGAAAGCACCCTTTGATGCTTGTTTCTATGCTTCTCATATGGGTTCAATCTATTTTATGCGAAACGCTACTTGGAAAGCACCAACAGGAAAAAAGGTTGATGAACGCAAAGAATACGAAGGTGCGATGATTTATGACCCTCTTAGTGAAGAAACAAATGGATTACATTTGAATGTAGCCGCTTTTGATTTTGCTGGTCTATACCCTTCAATGATGATTGCTCGCAATATTAGTTGGGAAACAAAATCAAAACAACCAACAGAATTTGCTGTGAACATTCTTACACCAAGAGATTTTAGTGAAGTTAAATACCAAGATATGCTTTACTATAAGACAGATAAACTCGGACTCCTACCGAGAGCCGTTCTTGAATTGAAGGAGTTGCGAAATGAATATAAGCGACTTATGTATCAAGCACAAAAGGAGAACAATGGCGAGTATGCAAAGTGGTATAACAATCAAATGGCAGTAAAACGATTAATGGCTTCTTTCTATGGTATTGTTGCCTTTCAAGGGTTTGGTTGGGCTGATGTAGATTTAGCCGCAAGTATTACAGCAAGTGCAAGAGAAGCAATTCGTTTAGCGGCATTTAAGGCTAAGGAGATGAAAGAATGAGTTCACAATTAAATAAATTACCGCCGCATGAAGGTCTAGGAGATATTGTATTACAAGAAGCCGAAGAAGAAACAGGCGATATTCCTTTTTACAGACCATGTTTATATCGTTGGAGTAAAGAAGAAATGTTGGCATACGAAACTAAAAATGATAGAAGTTATTTTGATTGGTGTGTTTATGGCTATAATCCTATTTATGGGGTAAAGGCATGGATAGTAAAGGAGATGGAAATATGAATAAATTTTTACAAAAGTGGATTGATGAACTTATACCTGAAATGCAAGATGGATTCTCTGCAAATCAGATGAAAGACAGACTTCTTGACTATGGTAAGACTCTTAAGTATCTTGAGAATACTACCAGCATTGGTTCCTATTTATCTAAACATCGGAACCTTTTAACCGTCATTGACCAAAAAAATAAAAGAACTTATTGGAGGATTTTAGATGAAAACTAAATATATTACAGTTAAGGTGTCTTATGACACAGAAGAAACATGGGATATTACTATGCAAGAAGTGAAAGAGATATTTCAAATGATGAATAATCTTAAGCGCAACGCTATCATTGTTGATATAGAGCAAGGAGCGAATGAAAATGATGATGGACAGAACGAATGAATTGCTGGAGGAATTGTTGATGATGATTAATAGAAGCAATAAGATTTTGATGATGGTGAATGTCGTCAATATCGCAACAATTATTACCTTACTGGTGGTGGTATTATGAAAGAAGAAAAAATATATTTTGAAACACTAAAAGAAATTAAGAAAATGAAAGAACAGATTGCTGATGAAATGGATTCTTTGTATCTTGACATACAAAATCTTAAGAATCTAAAATATCAAATTATGGAATTACAAGAAGAAGTAGCAAAATTAGCAGGTGTCCCTGTTGGAATGTTATTTGCATACCGAGCGTGATAAAATGAAAGTGGTTTATGGACATACAGATTCTATTTATGTGCA